CCGCAGGGCCTCCTCCTGCTTTATGGCAACCTCCGCCATGGGAGGTAGGCCGGAGTCGTTGTCACCAAAGAGGTTTCTCAGGAAAAACTGAAAATCAGTGTCGAGAACATCCCACCATGCCACTACTCATCACCCCCGACCTTTTTCTGTAGTCGATCATTGCTTAGGTACCTCCAGAACAGCCGGCCAAAAATCGTGTTGCTCTCAGCGAACTGCTCTTGAGTGCTTTTCCAAGCGATAGCCAGAGACCTATTTGCCTCAGCGGTAAGCGTGTGAGGAAGGCCCGCTTCCTCAAGGGAATCAAGAGCCTTCTGGAGCTTCTCCCTGCTATCCAGGTAGGTAGCAAGGACCTTCATCTCAGGCCTGAGGAGTTCTGTCGGGTTGTCCACCAAATACTGAGTGAGCTTCTCGACCGTGGCCGGGACCTTGTTAGGGTCGGTCTTGTAATACTCGTCGGCCCACTTCGGTCGGTTGGCAGCGACATCCTTTGCGAAGTACTGCCTAGCGAAATCCAAAAACTCCAAAGGCACGCTAGGGTCCTTCACCAAGGAGTCAACGAGATCCATTCCCCGACCGAACTCTCTCCAGCCCTGCTTAACCTCAGCCTCGTCTAGGGCCTCCCTAGGAGACCTCTGCTGCCGTGCCGTCTGCCCAGAACCCGGCTGTAGCTCCTGACGCCTTTGAGCGTCATAGACGTACTGATCAAATTTCTGATCATTAATCTGCCCCACATAAATGGAGGCGAGATCAGGATCCTGGGCGATGAGCTTCTGAACCTTCTGGCTCTTATCCCATGCCTCCCGAGTGGCGGGAAGGCCAGTCACGTTCTTAGACATGCTCATGGTGAACATGTAGAAGTCATCGCCGAAGGTCGAAAGGAATTTCTCATCAGCCGACAGGTCATCGCCAGGCTTCTGCTGAGCCCGGAGAGTCTGGAGCTTGTCAATGTAGAACTGATAGGGGCTCTTAAACTGCACAGAGAAAGGAGCGAAGAAAGAGGTAAAAGCCCTCAGCTTGAAGTACTGATCGGTCGCTTCCTCGATCTGCTGATAGAAGACCTCATCCGGAGGAAGGGTGATCTTGTTAAGCTTCGCCTTAACGATCCGAGTCTGAGCAATCATCGCGAAAGCGTTAGCCCTGGACTGGTCCGTGATGCTCTCTCCCGAGTCCCAGAGCCGCCGCATGTAGGCAGGCAGGAGACTATAGATCGGGTTATCTTCCGCACCGAAGGGGATGGCCCACTTATATACATCAGGTAGAGAGGTGGGGTGAGCGAGGGCGTACTTACTCACTGCGAACTGAGTGATAGGCCCCGCCCCAGGCAACCACCAAGGGTCGCCTTGAAGGACCAGATTCATGGAGGGCTTGGAAATCTGGATAGGTCCACCCTCATACCCAGGGATGTGCTTAGCGATCCCCTCAGGAAGCCTCAGCTCAATATAGGATTCCTTGTTGAACTCGAAGGGGTTGTAATTGACCGGTGCCTTAATCCACTCGCCATTGTCGCTCAAGGTCTTCACAGTGAACCGAGGGACAAGGTTTCCTCGCTCGTCCTCAGTAGCCCCCAGGTTCATCTCATTGGGGGCATTCCATAGCTTCGCACCCTGCAAGAGAGTCTCGGGCTTGGCCACAGCGATCCTTGCCCACTTGGTCATGCTGTCTTCCCAGGCGGAAAAGAACGCACTGAGGAAGCGGACCTTATGAGCAACGTTGCTCTTGGTGGTGCCGTCGTAGAGGAGCTCGTTGAGCTGCTTGAGAGACCGCTCACGGGCAATCTGCTCGACATGCCTTAGGTGGTCGCTCGTCCAGTCCCCGGTGTCCTTAGAGAGTCGGCCGGCCTCTGTGAGGAAATCCTTGGTGGCCTCGTCCTTGACCTGGACCTCAGAGAGGTTGTGATACCTCTTGATGTTATTGATATACAAGCGGCGGAATACCGGATGCCGCACCAGCTTGTCAGTGGGGACCTGGCCTAGCCACTTAAAGCCAAAGTTGGTGACCGACTCCAGGATGTCGTAGATAGGCCCCTGAGACAGGTTGTAATCAATCGTCGGGCCATGCACCGAAGGGCGCACCCCAATGGCAGGGAAGAGCTCCTCTAGGACCTTCTTGTCGACCTTCCCCTCAAGGGCCATCGTGCGCAGCATGAGAGGGTCATCAAGGTTATCCATGATGGGCACGTAGTTGTCGACAAGGGCCTGAGCCCTACCTACGAGCTCCCTAACCTCGTCAGACGACTTCCGAGACCAGGCCTTTTCCTTGGGGTTGTCCTTGTCCTTGCGCCCGAGCCGGGCCAGGACAGCCCGACCATCCTTGGTCTTGGTAAGCCACCTGTGGACCTCATCACCGGACCAGCCCTCTAGGAACTTTCGGCCCAACTCACTCTTACCGATCTGGTTGTGGATGGCATGCACCCAGGAATCCATGTGAGTAGGCGCGTCGGGCTTAAGGACGCTCCACTCGGATTGGTGGCGCCGGAGGTTTGCAAGGAGGTCCGCGGCTGTCGAGTTAATGTTGTTAAAGGAACCGCCCACAAGAAATTGCATGGACTCTGCACGGTGGTCGTACGGTGCCCGGTAGGCGCTACCCCGGTAGGTCATCCCTAGGGCCGACTGAGTGACGACCGAACCTAGGTCCCTGCCCATCTCATCAAAGGACTCCTCTAGGAGATTACGAGCCACCTCAGGTTCAACATCCATCATCTTGGAGTAGAGCTGTATAGCCGTGTGCTTGGAGCCGTAAGCGGCCTTGGTCTTGAGGTTCTTAGCCCTGATAGCCGCGTTAGCTCCGATGCCAGCGCGAACCGCAGCCGAGATGTTTCCCACGAAAGCCATGGAGCCGAGAGAGGCGAGAGACCTCAAGGTGTCATCGGTGATATTCCGGATCGTGTAGCCCGCACGCAAGAGGTTCGTGGAGGACCAGAGACCATTGAAGACCTCGTAGGCGTCATCCAGGAATTGCCTGATGGAAACCTTCGGGCCAATACCTAAGGTCTTAAGGGTGTCCCCATGGACACGGAAAACCCGCTCGTACGCCTGGAGGTCTAGGAGTGGGACAGAGTTAATCTCCTGGGTCTCAAAGAGCGCCCATTTGGTGGCATTACCGTCCTCGTCGTAAACCCCATAAACCTGGTCATCAGACTTGCCGCCGCTCTTGAGCTTGGACATGAGGCGGTTACGCCTGCCGATGCTCTCAGTGGCGATGGCGTCGGCCTGCTCGTCCGTGAGGCCGTACTTCTTGCCGAGGTGCCGGATGGCCTGCTTCTCGGTCTTGTGGAGGATCTCAGTCCTCTGGCCCATGTCGAGAGCCTCAAGGTACTCATTCATGCGCCCCTTGATCTGGGCATCATTGAATGCGCCAGAGTGCCTCATGTACGCATGGAGAGCCGGAGTGGCATCCTTGCGGTTGGCGTCGAACCAGCTAGGGGGCCGCTTATCAGTGAAGGCATGGGCCAGCTTGAAACCTGGGTAGGTGACTACCCGCGTGCCGTAGCCGAAAGCCTTGGAAGGGACGAAGGTTTCTTCCCAGCGGGAGAAAGAGCCTTCCTGGTAGGCAAGAGCCCGATCCGCCTTAGTCGCATCCCCTAGCCGAGGGACACGGTAGATCATGTCGCCCCAGATGCCCCCTTGGTCGGCACGATCGCCGATAGCCGCAGTGATGAGGGCAAGGGTCTTGCTGTCCTTGCGGGCGTTGCTGTCTGCAAGGCTCTGTACGACCTGCTGGACCTTCTGATCCACCGTCCAAGACGGGATGTCGGCCTTTTGCTTCCGAGTGAGCCTAGCCGCAAGCTCAATGCTCTCCGTGCCCATCGGAGGGGCACCCTTGGAGAGGAGGGCGGGGGGCTTAACCTCTGGTGGGAGCCAGAAGCCAGTCTGGCCCTTATCGGCCAGTGCCAGAGAAAGGGGACGGTTTGTCAGGTTGTTGACATTGTCAACACGCATAGCCAAGTCGTCCGCGCGTTCACCAAGCTTTGCCCGAGCAGCGAGAGACCCAAATCCATGGGCGATGACCAACCGAGCAGCATCTACGTCTTGTTCATCCAGGAGGCCGGCGAGGATTCCAGCCGCGTCATCTCGCTTGGACATCTTCTTAATCATCGGATGCTCGATGATTTCCCTAGGGCTCCTACCGGCCGCCCACCCAAGGAAAGCATTCACCCTGTCGGAGTTGGCAAAGGCGTCAGGGTCGGTTTCCTTGACTCCCAAGGGGGTGTGCTGGAAGAGCATCTTCTCTAGCCAAGGGTCAGCCGCGTGAGCGCCAGCACCGAAGGTCTTAGAGACGTTCTGGGCAGCCTCACCTACCTTGAGTACCTTTGAGACGGGGTCCATGTACCAAGTAACGGCGGCATCGGTAAGACCGGTGACCACGTTAAAAAGGGTGTCGTCCTTGAGGGCGGCAATCTGGGTCTTGTTAAGGATGTCGGGACGATCCCACATGAAGCCAGAACCGACCACAGAAAGGGCACCGCCAGCAAGGGGGCTGCCGGTAGTCCAAGCGCCCTGACCGATTGAATTGGTCTCAGCCAACTCCCATGCCTTAGACCAGGTGTCGGGGTCTAGGAATGCCTCCGGGCTAATGTCCGGCAGAATGCCCGCACCACTAAGGGTGACGCCATACTTCTGAGCCTTGATCCACGTAGGAGACTGAGCGAGGTTGACGGCCTGCTGATAGGCACGCACGGGATAAGTGACCTTATCCTCAACGAAGCCGAGACCCTCAGCAATACCCTGCACCGGAGCAGCCACAGTCTGATAGGCAGCGTGGCCAAGACTGATAGGAGTCTTGATAGCCGTGCGGATGATTTCCTGGAAGGTCTCATCATCCGGAGGGAAAGGACTAGTAGCCACATCCCAGAAAGACGAGGCCGCATCCCCGAGGGCAGTCCAGGCGACTCCGAAGCGCTCATACCACTGCACTACTGCTCTACCGCACTCTTAATCTTGCGAACCATCGCCCGAAGGGACGGCATGGCAGACGGCAGGTTGCTCAGGTACTCCAAGACAGGGAGGTACGTAGCCAAGTACTGCTTGTCCTTCTTGAGGAGGTCCTCCTCTGTGGTGAGCCCGAGGGACGCCATACCAGGGCCAGCCCCCATAGGGGCACCAGCAGTCACGGGCTCGTCTGGTCGACCAGTAGGACCCCCGAACGGGGGCACGTCCACAGGGGGGCCAGGAGCCGACGAGGGGCCTACAGCCCCCTCAGCCATCGCCATGGGAGCGCCTGCCTGAGCCTCCTGCATGGCGGCCTGCTCACCGTAGGCGGCATCAGGGAGATCCCGCATGGCCTGAGCTGGGCCGCCGTCCGTCCGCTGGGACAGCCGGCCGGGACCTGAGGCAGGAGCCGACTGAGCAGGCTTGCGATATCCGCCGCTAGGCATTACTCGGTAGTGATCCTCTCGATAGCCAGTGCTGCCTCTTCCTCAAATTCCTTCTGCTGACGAACCCAATTGCTGTGAGAGGCCATGGCGGTAGCCATATTGGTAACCCCGTCGCCTACAACCTCGATTAGCTGAGCGAGCGTCACAGCGCCAAGGATTGCGGGAGTCATCCAAGACCACCGAATAGGAGGAAGGTCAGGGACCTCCATCTCTTCGTCATCCTCGTATGGGCTCACTCAGCTCCAATCAGTAGTTAGCAGCAGCGGGGAGGGACAGACCGAACCTTGCCGGACTCACCCTTAGTACCGGCGCCAGGACCCTTAATGTCCTGACACATGAGCTTGGAAGCGCCTGGGCCGACATCCCGAGGGGAGCCACCCTGCGGCTTCTGCTGGGCAATGGAACTAGACAGGCTTTCGCCGCCCTTGCCTCGATTGGGCTGAGCTGGAACAGACATGGGCTTATACATTACTTCTCCTCATCGAGCCATTCAATTACGGTGCCATACTCTGGATGACCGTGAACCCTCTCAAGGTCGGACCAGCTATTCCAGATGGAATGAGACTGATAATCAGTCATCCACCGAATAACCACCGTGCCGTCACTGAAACGACATCCCTCAAACTGGACTTCGTCAGGGGGATTGGCCGTTCCGTTTTCGTAATACTCGGCGGGAGGGTTAGGGCGATAACACTTGAACCTACGCAGGGAGAGCCCTCTTCACGTTGACGGTATTGGTGGGTGAACCCGAGCCTCCATTGAGGCCCGCAAGCATGGTCATCAGGTCAGGGCGGCCACCAGGCCCCATCGTCGCCTGGCCCTCAGCTACCCCAGGAGGCATCCCGCCTCCGCCAGCTCCCGGAGGGGCTCCGCCCCCGAGCAGGGCGGCCAGAGGGTCACCACCGCCGCCAGGAGGAGCAGCACCAGGAGGAGGCTCAGGTGGGGCAAACGCGGTTTCAATGGCATCCTCCAGCGTCTTGCCCTTCTGCCTGAGCTTGATGACCTGAGACATCTGACCGAGGATCTGGGAGGGATCCATCCCTTGCTGGGCGAGCATGGGAATGGACTGGGAAAGAGCAGCTACCGACTGGAGCAGAGCGGATCTCAGCTCCTCTACCTCGATCCGGCTTTCCTCTTCCGTGACATTGATGCCGAAGGGGAATTGCCTACGGGTGAAGTCCCGAGAGATAAGCCTGTCGCCACGCATCTGGAGCAGAGCCACCAGAGCCCGATTCGGATCCAGGCCCATCGCAAATCCGTAGGTGACATCCACAGTGAAATCATTGTCGATGTCCCTAGAGGGCTTCCACTTGAGGGAGTAAGGGGTGCCGTCCGACTGCCCTCGAATGTCCCTCTCTTCGTCCCCCCAAAGGACCTGATCCATCTTGAGGGCGAGGCGAGCGACGTCCTTGAACATCTTCCGGAAAATCTCCTGGGCCGCCTGGATGGAGGAGTTAAAGCCCCCCTCTAGGGCGCGGACACCCTGACCCGTGACAATGGACGCATCCATGTTGCCCGTACGAGTCTCAGGGAATCGCGCTCCAGTACGCAGCTCCATAGAGAGCATCTGCGATTCCTGGAAGGCCGCAGGAGAAAACTCCTGGGCAACTACCCTGACCTTCTCCGGAGAGTTGGTACGGATGGTAGCCCCAGGGCCAATACTGAATTCCTGGACATCGTAGGGGACTGCGATAGGAGCCTCTACGCTGCGTTCCGCAGCCTCCATGCCCATCATGGAAAAACGATTCCTGGCTAGCTGAATCCAAATGACATCGTCGTACTGACCACGAGCGACATCGGTAACGCCTGGCCTCTGGGCCAGAGCCACACACGGTTCATCTAGGAAGTTCTGAGCGAAGTTAAGCTTAAGGTCTCCCCTCTCGGGGATGAGTACACACCACTGGTCTTTATCGTGGTAGAAGATGACCTCTAGCAGAGCATTGCTATTCGGGGAAAGGTACTTGCCGCAAATTTCAGCAGTCAGCTCAGGGTACTGGGCACAGAGGTCAATGACAGACTTACGGATGACCCGAGTAAGGGAGATGAGCCGCCCCCACCGGTCATGCTCTGGATAGCAACCCTCAGGGTCAAAGAAGACGATCCTAGGAATCTTCTTCTCAAAGTCTGGCTCTACCATGCAAGGCATGAGGCCGTAGGAGACATAGTAGTCCGCGGCTGTATACATCTGAGCCTGCACCGAAGACATCTCAAGGTAATGCATGATGCCCTTGGTCTTCTTGTCGGCGAACTTCCTAGCCGCGTCCGAGGTCATGTTAGAAGCCGAGCAGTTAAAGGCCGGCAGAGGGGCAAGCATTTCGGCTGTGTCCCGAGCAGCAATGTCAATATGGTTCGCGATGATGCTCTTAGGAATGTCATCCGAGAACATGTCCGGAGCTACCTCATGGAGATTGCCCGCGCGGATAGACCGGATGTCAGACATGTTCTGATCGCGAACAGAGTACTTCTGGCGGAGCTCCCGCCACTTATAGCCGATCTGGTCAGGACTCAGCAATGGCGGTTAGCTCGTCTCGAAAGTCTGCGACGTGAGTATCAAAGTGCATATCCAAAATCCGCCGAGCAGCCCACTGGCCATCCCGGCTGTCCAGGTCCATGGCCACGAGGGCAGTCCAGTCACACATGGAGCAGCAAAGGGCCTTCACTGGAAGTCCTCAGCTAGGTCGTCCAGGTACAGAGTCACCTGGCGCTTGGAGCGATACCGAGGGGTGTACTTGGAGCGGAAGTGGTTAGTAGAGCGCATCGTGTGCTGCTCGACCAGAGTCCTGGCCTTGAGCTCTGCGAACCACAAAGCCATGGGCAGGTCCATCTTGAGATCCTTGCCCTTGATGCCCGGCTGCCAAGTGATGAGCTGCTCAATGAGAGCCTTGACACCTTCTGAGTTATGAGAGCTGGGAAGCTCAATCATCTGCTCAGAGAAGAGAGGGGCGATGCTGGCCACGCCGAAATCGGGGTCCAGCTTGTTAGAGCCTGTGTAGTGCTCAAGCATGGATACTCCGCGATTGGCCAAGTAAGACCTGATCTCCTCGTCTCGGGTTAGGTAGAGCTGAAAGGCATTCTTCTCAATGATCCAACAGTTTGGGGAGTACTTCTCTGTCCAGGCCTTGATGAGATTCTTAATCATCTGAGGCGAAGGGTTAGGCATCCGGTTGGCGTCGAGTACATACCGCATCTGGGTCTGCATATCCACCGCATAGATAAGGGTGGCTGTCTCGCCCGCCATGGCGGGGTCCATAGAGGCCATGACGTAGAGGCCCTTCATCCCGCCCTTGCGGTGATACTGGGAGTCCTCCCGCATGACTCCGACCGTCCGATTCCCGTTGACGCAAGACCGGATCGTCTGGCTGTTGAAAATGGAGGTCTCGGAGACATCCTGCTGTTGGTAGACCATGGACCAGGTCTTGGGGTCCAGGATGCCGCGACGCTTGTAGAGCCTTGGACCGTCCCAGCGGGGATACAACCCCTCCGCATCAGGGGAGTCCTCAGAGCCGATCCAAGGCACGTTAGAGGCGGGCCAGAGGGTCACCCAGTCCTGGGGGTCGTCCGCGTACTGGAGGACAGCCGGTTGACCGAGGTAGGTCCACGGGGATTGCCCATCGGGGTAGCGATCAGGGTTTCTGAGTTCTCGATAAAAATCGACGCTATCGACCCGTGTACCCGCCACGATCAGCCGACCGCCAGGCCCAAGCCGAGTCAAGACCTCCTGCTGCACCCACCGGATCTGACTCTCATACTGATTCGCGTTAGAGAGGACGATGCAGTCATCCAGGATGATGAGATCCGCTCTGGCGCCGTAAATCTGGCCACCAATACCTAGAGCGGTAAGCGTGGGGTCCTTCTCGGTGGAGTCTCGTGTCTCAGTACCGAGGTAGACCTGAGACGCCTGCCAAACGGCACTCTGACCCTTGAAGCCATCAGCCGGCCCGAAGTCCTTCTGAAGCATTTCGTACCTGGGATGGGTCAACCTCTGCTTGATGGCATAGACAAACTGCTTAGCCATTTCCTGAGTCTTAGAGACCAGCATGACTCGGACGTTGGGATCCTTAGCGATCCGGTACGTCACGTAGTCGATGGAGAGGGTGATGGTCTTGGAGTGCTCGGGGGGGCAGTTAATGAGGATGTGGTAAGGGGAACCAGGCTCATACTTCATCGCGGGGTGGAGGCCCCGCGGCTCCCTACCCTCAATGAGGTCAATCCACTGGAGCTGATGAGCGAAGGTGTCCATCCCGAGGTACTTGGAGCGGAACTCCTCGAAGGAGCCAGCTCTGACCTTGCGAATGTCCTCATCGGTTTGAGTGCCGGCCGAACCTCTGGCTACGTCACAGAGGGACCGGAAATCAGGATCGGCTGACCGGTAGGAATGGTAGGTGTTGATGCTGCGATCACCAAGAGCGCAGGCATCCTTAAGGGTCATCCCTCGTCGGATCCCATCAACGATCCGACGCTTAGCCTCGGTGGTACTTAGAAGGGAAGCCCTTCGACCCAAGGAACCTAGTACACCTCAATGTCTTGTATGAATACCTTACCTACCTCATAAGTAAGGCCAACCCCCGTAAAGGGGTTGGCCTAGTACCTACCTAGTAGGTCCTTTGTAGGTCCTCACTTCGTTCGTAGCCCCCTACCCGGGGGCTACTCACTACGTTCGTACCTACATATATATAGAGACCGCCTAGGAGGCCATATCGCTGGTAGGGAAAGTAACAACTTTGTAACGGTCCATAGGGATATACAGTCCGTAATCATTAGCCCCTGCCGGCTGGGCATTTCCTATACGCACCGTTACTTACAAAAAAAATTGGAGAGGGGATAGTAGGGGAGGGGAGCGGAGCTCGTTTAAAACCCTGGGGTCAAAACTGGTCGAATCGGGCATGAATCGGGCAGGCATCCCATGTTTGGACGTAGGATCATCTGCTCATCCCATAGCCCATCTACCAGGCAGTACATCGTTTGTGCAGGTCAGAGAGTTAGTGCAGGTCAGAGGGCTTTTGCCCTCGGTAATACGCACAAACAGGACATAATGGTACAGATGTACCGTTATGGGTCGACAACGGTCGACAGTCCCTACCCAAGCAACTGCTTGGTTGGTATCCCTTGACCAGGCAAGACCTGGCCTGCCTGCCTGCCCTCCCCGAGGGGATGGAACGGGCCATGCCTACCATAAGTATGAGCTTATCTTTGCAGGTCAGAAGGGTTATGGCCTGCCAGCAGCTACCTAGTTTCGGTCAGTCCGCACTAGGGCCTAAAGGCCTGTCCCTATACGTACGTACAGTGTCCTATGGCGTCCTGGTCTGTCCTATTTTCGCCCGAATACAAAATCACAGAACGGACACAGATGTGACACAGGTAGGTCACCTATCTTCCCCCCGTGTACCCACTACGGAAATGTACGGCTCGCAACACCAACAGAACAGCAAGGCGCTTCGCCCCCCAGGGGGCAAGGGACGGACATCCGACCTGGCGCACACGAGGTCCCCAAGGGGTCAAAGGAAAGCCGCCTCGTGACCTTCGTAGCTTTTGAATTTCATAGTGGCGCAGTACATCGGGATTTGGCGGTGAAGGGGCATGCGGCCCCCACCTAGAGGACCTGCCTCTAGGCGCTGAAAACCTCTCTACGACTGGCAACGAAGGTCGGTCTCTCTAGGCATCGATGACCTAGGGGTAAGAGGCACTGAGTAGTAAGTCCCTCCCGATGATGTGTGTGTGCAAACTCCCTTACACACATTCCTTGGACCTCAGGGAAAGGAAACGACCCCAAGCAAGTTGAGGCCAAGGCATGTGTACCCATAGAGGGCATGGCCTGTCTGGTGATGAACCATGACCGGGTATCCGTCCGTGAGTCGTCTTACGGGCCATGCCTTCACTTGGGTAACAGTGAGGAAAGGACAAGCACATGGCTAGGCACTACATCGAAGTAGGCGGTAGGCGCGTTGAGGTGGAGGTCCTAGGGGACGTTCACGGTGGCCTCCACGTGGAGGCTGTCAGGGCCTACCCAAGCGCTAAGGGTGCCGTCTGCAAAGGCCAGATTTTCACCGTGGCTCATGACCTGGTTATCAAGGTCACGAGTCGCCAGGAAAGGAACGCCAAGCGGTCTAAGGCATTCAAGAAAAAGTGCAAGGAGTGGAACCAGGCAGCAAAGGCCACAGAAGGCCCTGAGAGCAATTCTCAGAGCCTTTCAGCCTCCACCCCTAGTGAGGCATCCAACCTGTGTCCTGTGTGCTCTCAGGAGCACCTCACAGGCTCTTGCACGATGACCAATGTTTTAGAGGGCAAGTAGCAGTGAGGCAGTCAGGCGAGCCTAGGGGCGATGGTCCCTAGGCCGACCCTGATAGGTCACTGCCTATCAAGAGGAAAGGGACACACACGGTGGAATTTCCAACTGAGGTGAATCTAGGGGATGTGCTGCCTTTCTCTACAGGGAAAGCAACTGTCCTCTATCAGGAATACCTCAAAAGCGGCGAGGGTAGGCCGGAACAGTTCCTACTCCTCATTCACCGGTCAGGGGAGACACTCAACCCCTTCGTGGTCTGCTACATCGATGCCCAAACGTGCGCGTGTGGGGAATGGTGGCAGGGCTATTACTCCGATGAGGCTGCACCGGCCGTGAAGGAATTCATGGCCAGACGCAAGCTGAATGGTCTGGAGTAGTGCTGCCTGGTGAGGTGAGCCGCACTAGGCCACCGGTCAAATGCCGATGCGGTGCGAGCGTCCAAGCGGTCACCCTTTCTCAGAGGGTGACTGTCATTGTGGACGCGGACACCGATGAACGGCACCGATGCTAAAGGTGGGACAGCCAAGCGAGCCTAGGGAGGAAAGGCCCTAGGCCGTACTTGGTAGGTCACCTACCGATAGGGAGCACACATGGGAGTCACTATCCACACGGTTACTGAGGTCACCTTTCATGGCCTTGAGTTAGATATACCGGAGGATGTCAAAGCCAGTGGACAAGAGGCCATGGTCAAATGGGCGAATGACAACATTTGGACCGTGAACGGCGCGGGCGGTAGCTGGACTGAGACAACACGAATCATTTCAGTAGAAAGCATAGATATCTGAGGTGAGGCAACTAGGCCAGTGCATCTCTAGTAGGTGCACGGTCCCTAGTAGGTCACCTCCTACTAAGAAAGGGACACGCACAATGAAAACTGACGAGACGGTAAGCCTCTACATTAAGGGGATAGGGCTCTATGAGTGCCCCATTGCCGATTTCGACGACATGATGGCTGCCTTCGCTGGTACGCCCTTGCGGGATTTAAAGAAGTTACTGCATGAGGACATGGTTTACCAGCAGGGACGCGAGGCCCACGAGGTAGGCACTTACTGTCGGAGCATTACGACCATTACGCAAATGCTTGTGGTCATGTATGAGCAGGGAATCCGTAGGTGAACCGGTAGGAGGAGCTAGGGCCATGTATCCCTAGGGCCTCTGGTCTGTTCACTACGACCAGGGAGCACACATGGCGAACCTGTTAAGAGAAGGCATTCTCGTTGCCTTAGAGGACTACCCGAATGGTGCCTACGTAGATGATTTATGGGCCTACTTCGACAACGTTCCCACTAGGGCCTACGTGAGCAAAATTCTCGTTGATCTGGTGAAGGCTGGAGAGGTGAGATCAGTAAGGCCTGAATGCCATGACGGAGAGATGTCCAATGCGGGCATGAACCGCAGGAAAAAGTATTACCTCGTCACGTGAGCCGGTAGGGGAGCCTAGGAGTATTCCTAGGTTGCCTGGTCTGCTCACAGACCCGCCGCTAAGGGCATCGCGGCGACAGAGGGAAGGGACACACGCAATGGAAGTCAAGGCCGGTAGTACCATTCGGCGCATCGAAGACGGAGAGATTTTCAAAGTCCGGCATGTGGTCAAGCGGTATGAGAAGGACACTGGCAATATTCCAGCGGGATCAATCGTCGTGAGGATCGAGACACCGGGGCTGCACCAATTGCGGTTCGCTCCCGGCACCTACAAAGTCCTCTGCGACAACTGCATTTACATGCGGTCGATTGGTCTTCCGGACCACACGGTAGAGGTATTCATGGAGTCGCTTCGCGAATGCGAGGGTCTAGGCTCCGTGCTGGCCGAGTGGATCAAAGAGAGGATTCCGGAGGATCACGAATTCCCTACGGTGTGGGGCATGCGGAAATACATCCGCAAGGAGCACATCCGGTACCACAGGGAAGAAGGTACTTCGTGCGGACTGTACGAAGCGCTGGAAAAGAAGCTCGGTGCTGAGAAGCTCCTGGAGCTGACGGCATGAAGCTTCGGCAAACGACCCCCATGCATCTCAATACCGGAACCCGCTTCTACCTTTCAGGGCAGGGGCATTTTCCTGACGAGATGAGGGCGTGGCACGGGTACGTCAATCGGGCCAGAGTGGACCCAAACACCGGGAAGTTTACCGGTGAGATGATCCGCTGCCTGGTCTATACAGGCGACCTCGGATACAAGCAGGAGCTAGCTCTAGACGTACCCATATGGGTGGAGGTCTAGCGATAGCCCTTTGCTCGCCTCTCGTAGGTGGGCATTGGAGATTCGCTAGGGCATCGCGAATCTAGAAGGAAAGGGACACACACAATGATGGCAGCCGAGGCGGTAGCGGAGATCACGGGAAACCTGATCGCCGAATACCGGACAATGCGAGGCGACCTCTACAGGGATCTCAGTCTAGGAGGCATCGACGTCAATACAGTCCCGCTACAGCACCTCCCGAGGGACCTTAGGGTCCGCTGGGAAAGGGTCAATGGCATGGCTGCGAGGGTCAATGACCACCTGGAGATCCTCTCCGAGGCAAGCCTCACCATGGCTGGGATGCAGCAGCTTCGCGACCAGGCCGACAACTACCGGGAGATTCTCGGGAGGTACGTCAATGGCTGACATGGTCGAGCTGGCCGACACCTCAGGGCTTCGCAAGCGTACGGAGGCACTCTCGCCATCAGTGCGGACTGAGGTGCAGACCTACGCGGACAGGGCCAACGCCTACGCCTGGGGGTTCCAGGATGGCGCTGGCGAGGCCATGAACTCCACGGAGGCATGGAACTTCATGGCCGCCTACTGGGATCACATCCTTCCCTTCTACGAGGAGAAGGGTACAAGCCATTTCTCCGTTCCCAATGCTTTCAAGGGGTGGCGGGAGAATGGCGAGATCAGAATGAGCTAGCAATAGCCCTCTGCCCGCCTCTAGTAGGTAGGCATAGGAGATTTGCTAGACGGCAAATCTAGAGGGAGCACACAGTATGAAGACGACAGTAGCGCGCTGGGAGTCCAAGTCCGGCAAGCACTGGGTCAACCTGTATCGGTCAGATAATCCGGCCCTTAAGGGCTATGGGTTCGATTCGCCAGATATCCACGGCTGGTTTGGGGACATTGGCGAGGAGCAAGCCATTAGAGAGCTGCAAAGAAGGCTTGACACCTTCCAGCCGAGCAGGAACAAGACTCCGATGCTTCGGATGCCTCTCTAATGAGGACTAGAGCTGTTCTATCCCTCAGGTGGTTTCTACCTGGGGGATGGTGCGGAGTAGTCCTATTCCGCAGAAGGGACACACACAAGATGGATACAAACATCCTCAAGGGCCGGGTGGAGAAGGGAATCATCTTCCTTCGCAGCCGAGAGGGTAGCGAGGGTGGGCACCCTGAATTAAGGGGATGGCCTACCCGAATCAACCTGGTGGTTCTGGATGTCCGAGAGCCGGGCCTGTGCGTCCTAGGGCAGCTTTACGGCAGCTTTCTCAGCGGCCTAGCTGCGCTTGGGATCTCCATGCATCAGGCACAGGAATTCGGCTTCTGGCTCCAACCGGGAGACAACTACCTGTATCCAGACCTCGGGGAGGTATGGCGGGGGAGGCTGTCCGCCATGACGGAAGTCCGAGAGGCGGGGAAGCCCAATGGATAAGGTCCGCCTCATCTTCACGGATGATGACCTCTGGATCTTTGACGCGGACAATCCGTCAGCTCATAGCCAGTACATGGTCCTCGTGGGGTCTAATCTCGATGTCGAATCGGTCTCCTATGCCGCTGACAAGCTGGAGGCTAAGCGGGGGGAGCTCGAAGAGATGTTCCCTGACATCACCTGGCACGACATGAGGAAAGGAAAGGCGGAGCCGGCCGAGGAGCCTACGGTGGTCGTCTATGACGACCCTGACGCCTTCCTAGGGGACATGCTGTCTCCTCAGTGGCCTCCACCTGACTAGCGATAGCCAGTCATTCACCTCTCCTATTCGGGGGTAGAGGTGAGTGGCTGAGATTCGCTAGGGCATCGCGAATCTAGAAGGGACACACACAATGCACATCCACGCGGACAAGAGTGCCAATGGCCGCTTCACTGGGGAATCGGAATGCCTCTCCGGTGATGACGTCCTGGAGCACGCCAAGGGTTGGCTCATGGGCCTCATGGCCTCCGACTTCATGAACAACGAGAGGTTGAGGGGCGCCTACGAAAAGGCCTCGGCCCTGGTCGACTCCTGGGACGGCTCTACAGAGGCCGTAGAGGCTGTGGTGGTGGAACCGTATTGCGGAACCGTCATCCAGTACGAATACCGCCTGATGTACGTCCACGAGGTATGCGAAAGGACCATGGCCGATGCTTAGGAGGTACGTAGGGCTAGTGGAATGGTACGAAGCAGAGCCAGTCCTCTACACGAGCTGGTCTCTCCATCGGCTCCGCCGAAAGGTAGCCATGGACCTGGACGGCTATTTACGTTCCGAATGGGCCTGCCTCCCCACAAAAGCCGACCCCGATAGCATTCCGGCTTTGAATCCGGATGACCCTCGGTCGGTCATGGCCTTCATTCAGGCCGTGCGGGAGATAGATGCCTGGGGCTATCCCAGCTTCTACCGGATCGTCCGGGAGGACCAGCCTCTAAGGCTGATTCAGGATTTCGTGTGAGGTAGTCAGGTGAGCCTACGGGGGCCACTCCGTAGGCCAGCCCTGATAGGTCACACGATCTATCACCGGAAAGGACACACACAATGAAGCTGACCTACGAGTCTCTAGAGGTTCCCATGAGGGCTCTGGTGGAGGCGCGACAGGACTGGGTCACCTGGCAGGCCAACGCTCAGAAGTCGGGCCGCACCTATGACATGCGTAGGTGGTCCGAGGAAGCCGGCCGGTTCGACGGGGTATTAGGGGTGCTCTCTCACATCATGGAGGAGAGCCACCACGACCTAGAGGAGAGGTGCCGTCAGATCGTCACCAACTCCGACAAAAACCGGACCAGCAACTATGTTGATGAGCTACTGAATAGCTTCGGCTACATCTGATTCTGCCAAACCCTCTCCATCCGACCGAGGGCATCGGATGGCGGGGGTTTAGTGGTATCAGCCACTCAAGGGAGGTAGAAATGGGCATCGACACCTTCATTCAAGTTGCCAAGAGGTACGGCATCCACCTGACTGAGGATGATTTCCAGGACGAGACCCTAGACGGAATGGAGCCCGAGGAATGGCTTGAGGCCATGACCATGGATTGAAGCCGTGTGCGCCAAAGGCTCCGCATCCTTAGGGGTGTGGGGCCTTTAGTCTGCACGGAGCAGGCGTAGGAAGGGGCACACATGACCACCGAAGAGGCAACCAGTGCCGTCAGCATGGGCCTGTTTAAGGAGGTCCAAGGACTCCGGCATGTCTGGGAGTCCCTGGCCTATACCTCATTGGAGGATTTTAAGACGGGGGCCATAAGGACTCTCGGAGACGTCACCGATTTAGATTTCGAGGCGTTCAACGGCTGCAACTGGGAGGAGCTCTATGAGTACTTCAAGGACTTGAAGGAGTCTGATTAGGAGATGAATCAGTCAGGGGCCACGCAGACGAAAGCCTGCGTGGCCCCTAATCGGTTCATGCCGATTAGAAGGGAGCACACATGGGAGACTGTCCCGAGCATGGCAGCACCTTTAAGCAGGGCTGTAAGGACTGTACGAGCATCGCCGTAGATGAGGTTCTTAAGCGCGATGGGTTCGAGGAGTCCTTAGAGGGTTCCTCGCTGGGATCTCCAGCCGCCAAGGAGCTCCAGGCCCAAGGGACTGAGGCTCTCCGGCAATGGGCAGGGAGGCATATGGAAAGACATCCGCTCTGGGTGGAGTTCGCTCAGAAGGCCGTCATCCAGAGGAGAGGAAAGGTCCTTCTCGTCAGGAAGAGTCGTGATGACCCTTACCAGCCTGGGAAGTGGGAACTCCCTGGCGGACGGTTGATGGTGGGTGAGTCGCCCGATGAGGCGCTTATCCGTGAGGTCCGTGAAGAGACAGGGTTAGATATACGTCCAGGTCGACCGCTCGCCTTGTGGAGCTGGCGGCTAGGCACTGCCCGCCACGGACAGACGGTAATCGCCGTGGCTCGCCTCTGCGAGGTGGCCGAGGGGGAGGTGAATGGGGAGAACCAAGACCCCACCGACTTCATCGACTTTATCCAGTGGTTCGACAGGGACGAGATTCTCAACCAGGACCTCATCCCGAACGACCGAGGACCCATCGCGGAAGCTCTCTCTCAGCTTGACTGAGGGGGCTAACCCGCGGAATGGGCGCCAGGCCTCGCCGGCTCCAGGATCATCCCTGGTCGGCGGGCCTGGTCGTCCCTGACTGACCCTCTGACACAAACGACCCCATCCCCGGCTCGGTGATGATGAGGCCATCGGCGCGGAGCTGGCGGAAGACCTTCTGGCATGTGCTGTTCGCGATGCCGTAGTCCCTCATGAGGTCATGGACCGAGGGCACCCGATCGCCAGGGGCCAGCTCCCCGCTGAGGATTTGTCCTTTGATCACTTCATAGACCTGCACCCAGCGCGGCCTCTGCCTATCCCAATTGATCACGAGGTCACGGTATCTACCTGCGGTTATGGTGCATATCCGTGGTTGGTGTCATGTCTACCATTGACACGTCTACCAGGGTTACTATGGTGGCATGGCCCTACTACTCCTTCCCAACACGATCATGCGAGCCATGGAGCTCCTAACCCCGACGAGTGGCGACCATCCGGCAGCAACAAAGATCGACGTGGAAGCCCCTAGATGGTGGACCGCGTACGTCACGTCGGAGCGGTGGTACTACGCGCTACGGACTCCCAACGACCTCACCGAAGAAGAGCGAGAGGCAGGCCTGGTCCCCGGCATCGGGGCACCCAGTGAAGCCGAGCTAATCGCCTGCCTCCAGCAACAAAGGGGGATCGAGAGGACGCTACTTAGGTGGCGCAATGGTTAACCCCGATGAAGAGGCCGATAGGTTCCGCAAGCGCGTGGAGGAGGCGCTTAGGAGTAACCAGAAGGCTCGGGAATTCTGGCAAGAGCGTCGCAACGAGAGATGGAGGGAGGCGTGGGCAAAGAGAGTTCTGGAGGATCGGGGAGTCAAGCCGAAGACTCCTAGCGAAATCAGGCAGAGCATGGCATGGCTAGCTAAGCACTCCTAGGCGCATAGAAGGCCGCATAAACCA